CGAATTCGATAGAACGGATAATGCACTCCGTACTGTTCCGGGTGTTCGTATTATGTATGATTTTGGGCAACCAGTCGAAACTTTGTATTATGATGTGTACCGTCATAAATGGTACTTTTCTAGTGGCAGAAATTTATATGAAACTGATTTCAGTACTAATAAATTACTAGGCGCATTGAACGGTACAAACAAGCCTAAGTATCATGCGTTTGGCGGAGATATCTTAATAGCAAGCGGTGATAAGTTGCAAGTTATTTCGGGTTCCGGCAAGTTGGCAACGCTAGAAAGTCCGGTATGTGATATTGTTTCAAGTCATTCCGGGCGTGTACTGATTACCTCTACTAAATCGCACCGTTTGAACTGGAGTGCAGTGGGCGACTACAACGCATGGAACCATAACAACAATGATGCATCAAGTGCGCAATATGTAGACGTTGGCTATAAAGACCAAGGCAGCATTATTGCCGTTGATTTCTTATCACGTGCAATCATTGTATATAAGGAATACGGGCGCGTGTATCAAATAGTTGGTACACCAGATGCAAAGGATTTAACTGTATACCCGCTTTCTTCTACTGGTTACTGTAGCGGTGCAACGATAAGCATTGATGATCGCAGCTATTATTTAGGCAATCAAGGTTTCATGTCTTTTATGCCTACTAATACCTATGCAGAAATACAACCGTTTGAAACTGGCTTAAACATTAACTCATATCTATTAAAGTACATTACAAAAGATTGCGAAGTATGGCACATATCCAGTAGAAAACAAATCTGGATAAAACCATATAACGGCGATACAGTCTTTATATATCACTACTTGCCACGCTATGAGGACGGGCGGGGAGTTTTCACATCAAGAAAATTCACGCACAACATCAATGATGCGGTGAATGTAGATAAAGAAGTATACGTAGCATACGGCAATAAGATTGGTATTCTTGACGAAACCATAGATACCGATGATAATGTACAAATTCAGACGTCAATAGTAAGCGGCAATAGGTTGGCAACAAGACAATTCATATTAATTATGAACTACAACTTTGTAACGCATAACCTTATTTCCGGCTATGGTACTATTGGCATTTCAAACAAGAAACCTAAACCGATTGAATTCGCTAGTAAGTCAATCAAAACCTACTATGCGAACTTTAAGACCTACGATTATAAAGCGTTGATGAATGTCAACGAATACACAAAGGCTTATAAAATCGGTGGCGGTGCTAACCGTAATGTACAATTTAAAATCAATGTTCAAAAGGGCGCTATTTCATTACGCCAGTTAGATTACACATATGAGGAAGTTTAAATATGGCATATAAAGAAAAATACCCTTTGGATATTACGCCACAGGGTGATACAGTTCCGGAAAGTATCAAGAAAAACCGCGATGAACTGTTAAATATTGCGCAGCAAATGGAACTAAAAGCCGGCGGCGGTGGTACTGGCGGCGGTGGTGGCGGCGGCCTACGCAATCGTGTGTTAAGTGGTAAGGTGAGCAATGGCGAATTCTCATTCTTAACCGGTGATAACTTAAGCGTAATGATTGACGGTAGTCAAACGCCTGTTCTTGTATCATTCGCGGACGGTTTCAACGATTACGGCGCCGTTGACTATATCCAAACAATCAACCGTAAGCAAAGCGCATGGAGCCTACCGGCCAATAGTACATCGTATCTATATATTGAACGTTCCGCATCTGGTGGCTTAACCTATGGCAGTACAACACTTGAACCGTTGCGCCAGCCTAATGCACCAGCAGCGGCAACGGATAAAATGTATTACAACACTACAAATGAAAAAATGAATGTGTACACAGGCACATACTGGAAAAGCATTTTGCGCGTAGTGGTGGCTATTGTAGTAACAGATGCAACGCGGGTTAAGTCGATTAAATATTATGATCCGTACTTAAACACGGCAACCGATGCCGTAATAGGTACGCGCACGGTAGACGGTAAAGACTATATGATTACTGACATTCTAAATAAAATGGCGGAAGCTATTAAAAAGATTGCTGGTGATGCTAGTTTTACCAACAACCCGAGCCGTACATTAAAAGCGCTATCTGATACGGTAAATGGTTTAAGTAGTGTTTACTACAGAAAAACCGATACCGTTGCAAATGCAACGCATGCGGTTCGTGCAGATACGGCAACAAGTGCGGGAACGGCTGACGTAGCAACGCAAAACGTTAAAAAGTCCGGCGATACCATGACGGGTACGTTAAAGGTTCCGGGCATTACTAGCAATGCGATTGATTTAGACCATTACGCATCGAATAAAATCGGGTATAGCGGTTTTACATTTGGTGAATGTAATAACTACCGCATATGGGGTTCCGCACGTTGGGGAATTGGTGTTATGTTTCCGTGGAATACAGGAGATACCCGCGTATTAGGCGCTCAATTATATTTCGCTAATAGTAATGCGGCGTATATTCGGTTTGATAACAATTCAAATGTGGCTACAGAATGGCAACGTATAGCAACGTTTGAAAATAATAATACGCTAACATTCCCAAATGGCGCCAAGTTGAAGGTGGAATAATATGCCTAATCTAGTACTTGAAAAAGGCGGCCAAACGTTTAGGTTCGGACTGCACGAAAATAAAGGCGTAACACGTGGTAAGTTTATTACTGTACCTTTTAACGGTAAAGACTACTACGCACGATATGGCGATACACCAACACCGCTAAAGGTTGAGAAAGACGGGCGAACGTATTCTATTCAATATGAACCGGTTGAATTCACAACGTATTTATGGGAGAAAAATGGTAGACGTAACGGCGAGTATACGGAAAATATATTTTTGCCAAATGGCAAATACAAAGTTACATATGACTATATAAAAGGTTATCGCGATGCAGATACACCAATATATGGGCATGACGAAGAAGAATTTATTATGAATACAAGCCAAGAAACACCTATTACTGTAGGGTACAATCAAGAGGTTAATATTCATAGAATGTGGGTAACAATTCCCAGTGTATACAACGGATATAAAAACGGCTTGTATGGTGATATTAAATTCAAAATTGAACGAATAGGGGAATAACAATGCAGCTTGATAGCTTAGAACATATGATAAAAGACTATGAACGGCGCACGGGCGAACGTATCAGCCTTGAAGGTTTTTATTTCGATGAAAACAACAATTACAAAGATAAATATAACTATTACTTTAAATGGTTTCCTAATGCGGGGTTCTTATTCTGGAGTATCAATGAACATGAGGGCGAACGGTACTTTACCATTTGGCAAACATACGGCGATATGAAAGTAATAGGTAAATACATTGTTGAAGTAATGAAGATGAATGATCTTGATGTAATTGTAACGGCAACACATCGCAGCGTGCGCGGGTTCATTAAAAAGTGGAACATGGAACGTGTTCCAACTATGGACTATTCCTATAATGGTTTTGATTACAAAGTACTGAAAACGGTGCGAAAACACCTTGAAGCGACTTTGTAGAAAGGAAAAGCATGTTCACTTTTAACTTGCAATTATTTGGCGGCGGTGGCAAGAAATCAAAGGTACAAAGTATTGATGCTAAACTACCAGATGCAACGGCCGGCGAAAAGCAACTGTTACAAGGGCAAATGGGTTGGATTAACAAAACCAATCAAAGCGCCAACACCTTGCAAGGTATGGGCGATAGAGCCTTGAACAACGTGATAACGCCAGAATACGGTAATATGTATAATTCGTATTTGGGCGCTAACCGTGGTAATCAAAATGCAATCGGTGCATTACAGAATATGGTAACAACTGCCGGCGCCAAGAATTTAACTGATAACACCAGATACGCAAATCAATTAGCGGCAAGCGTTGATACTATGAACAACGGCGCAAGCCAACTGGCTAACGAATATAACGGCGCATTGCTTAAAAATCAAAGTGCAATGGATAGCATCACGAACGGCCAACTTCCGACAGGCTATGCAGATGCTAGACGTCAAGCACTCAACAATGATTTACAGGCAACTGTAGGCAATGTAGTTTCTGGCCTAGCAAGTCGCGGTATTGTGAATTCATCTATCACAGATAGTACATTGAATGATATTAGCAAGAACGCATCGAATACACTTGCGGCACAATATTCAAATGATTTAGGCCAAGCGGCGGCACTTAATACCCAAGCACTTAATAATAATTTAAGTGGCATCGGTGCAAAAATGGGGTTATGGGGCAATACCTACAACAATCAACAAAACGGCATCATTAATCAAGCTAACTTGTTAAATCAAGGATACGCAAATCAGATGAACAACGCCGGCACCGCAGCGGGTTTAGTAGGTCAACGCGAAGGGTTAGCGCAAAACCCTATTAATACAGGTGCAACAACACAAAGCGCAGCTATTCAACCGGCTAAGGATTACTACTCTATGAGCCAGTTGAATAACGCGGATCAAGAAGATTTACTTAACAGATTTATGTCATTACGCTATGGACTTGCAGCACCAACTCAAACAATGGTTAAACAAGGTTCGGGCGGTTTCTTTGGAGGACTTATGAAAGGTTTTTGTTTTGTAGCGGGTACTGAAATTGCAACACCAGAAGGTGGCAAGGTTATTGAAACGTTTGTAAATGGTGATACAGTTATCACGTTAGGTGCGGTTAATGATGTAATTGCATTGCATGATATGGGCGAAAAAGAAACACATCGCCTTGAAACTGTATCTTTCGGCGTAACAACCACAGGCACGGAAAAGGTATTAACTCCGGAAGGCTTGAAATTAGTTAGTGAATTGGTAGTTGGCGATGTTATTATGACGGTTAATGCTTATGAGCCTGTTACATTCAGCGAAGCAACTGGCAATACTGAGCAAGTATACGAATTGCAATGTACTGGCGATAATTTATTCTATGCTAACGGTATTATGGCGGAAGGTATCAGCGAAGAAGAATTGAAAGCTATTGCCGAAGCACCAGAAGAAACACCGGAAGAAAAGCCGGAAAAGAAAGCAACAAAAAAATCTAAGAAAGCGGATAAAGTAGCAGAAGAAACAACCGAAGAAGTTGAGAAAGTAGAGGAATAACGCTATGGGCGTAATCTATGTTAAAGACTTTGAACCGTGGGCGGCGTTAGGCGAATTGGCGGGGCAATACTTTTCGCATCGCTTAGGCGCCTTGCAAAACAACAAAATGGCTAAAGGTTACCAGTCTATGCTAGGCGGTGGCGGTGGTGGCGGGGAGCAAGATCCTAACGCACTGCAAATCATGGAAAACAACAACCGCACGGCCGGAATGGTGCCACAACCTAATAGCGCGGGGCAAATCAATCAGTTACTAGCTAACTCTAATAACCCTATTGCCAATAATTTAATGCAAAAAAATAACGTTGGCTTATGGGGCGGCCAAAATCCGGCAGCACCAGCACAACCGATGCAAGCAAACACGGATACACCGGCACCAACGCCGATTAATGATGCGCGCTTTACTGGTTATGCTAATGCGCCAAGTCCTACGCTACAACAACAATTACAGGCACAACCACAACAAGCACCACAACCACAACAAAATACGGGGTTATGGAACTTCCAAAATCTAAACAATACTGGTATTAATACAGGGGTACCGCAATCATATCAAGAAATGATGCAACAACGGGCGAACGTACCTTTTCATGGGGCGCCCAAATCGGTAGAAAATGGTAATACTGATGCGGATAAAGCGCCGGGCCAATACTCTATACCAGATAAAGCAACCGTAACAAGTGAAGCACGTAAAAGACTAGGGGCCAATACATTGGCCCTAGTTAAAGCTGGTTTTGATTTTAAAACGGCACAAAGCCTTGCAAGCGATCAATACCAGAACGACGTTAGCACTATGTATGCGCAACAAGTCAACGAATATCAAGAAAAAGTGCTTGAACCTATGCGCCAACAAATCATGAATAATCTTGTATTTACGCAAGATAAAGACGGCAACCCGGTTGTAGATACCTACAACACAAAACGGGTAAAAGGTTTGGCGCCAGCCGTTGCAAGATACAATTATCTAGCGGGTAAAGTAGGCGCTGGCACTATTGATATGAATAACTTGAATTCTATTGCGGCACTTGATAAACCAGATTATAAATTTAGTTCCGCACAAAACGGCCACATTGTACGCTACAACATGGGCGACGGTACTATTCAAGATATGGGCGGTTATGGCAAGGTTGAAACAAAACAATTTGCGAACGGCCAAGTTATCGTGATGACTCCGGACGGTCAAATGAAAAACATCGGTAATTTCGGTGCGAAAAATATTAAAGTTATGCCGGACGGCAAAACGTATATTGTTGGCACAGACGGCAGCATGAAATATGTAGGTACGCATGTTAAACCGGCAACACCGGCACAATCTGGCACTAGCGGATATAATGCACAAGTATTACGTACGTTATCCGCGCAGCATACTGCATGGGTTAAATCTAACCCAGATAAAGCAGAAACAGAAAGTCCTTATTACGGGCAATTACAAAGTGCATTAAGTGGTGCGCCTGCTGCTGGCGGTGGTGGTGGAGCGCCAACAGTTAAACGGCAACCTACGTATTCAAGCGAAGAACAAGCAGCAGTTTCTAAGCGAATGAATGAACTTTCAGCGCAAGGCTGGAGCGATGAACAAATCGCCGCGGAACTTGATGCGGCCGGATATGGGCAGTATAAATCGTGGTTAAAGTCTTATTAAATACAAAGGGGTAGGAAATGGGTGCGTTTGATGATATTACAGGCCAATACGGCAAGGCAGTTGGAAATAATAACAACGCCTTTGAAGATATTACAACCGAATACGGTTATGACGTAGGCAACGCGCCCAAGCCTACGTTTTGGGATAGCGTTAAAAATAATGCCGAATATGTTGCTAATGGTGTTAAAAACAATATTGAATGGATTGATAAAAC